AAACCAACAACTAAGAAAGACGAGGAATAACCTAAATGGCAGTATTCTTGAGCAATAACGTAGGCGTGAAGGTTAACTCCGTTGATCTATCAGACCACGTCACTTCAATCACACTTAACCGCTCCTTCGATGAACTCGAAGTAACAGCAATGGGTGATTCAGGTCATAAGTTCATTAAAGGACTTGAAGCATCTTCAATCACAATCGACTTCCTTAATGACACAGCATCAGCGAACGTCCTTGCAACCCTTCAAGCTGCATGGGGAACTAACGTCACAGTTGTTCTTCTCCAGACAAAGGGAACAGCAGTCTCAGCAACCAATCCGCTTTACACAGCAACCTGCCTCATCAACAACACCACCGACATCAACGGCGCAACTGGAGACCTCTCAACACAGAGCGTAACTTGGAACGTATCAGGTACAATCGCAGTAGCAACAACAGGTTCATTCTAAAAAAATAACAAAGGGGCTAAAATGGCAAAACTCAAAGTAACAAGGGCTGACGGACAAGTGCAGGAGTTCGAGATAACTCCAATCATCGAGTTCGCCTTCGAGCAGTATGCCAAGAAGGGCTTTCACAAAGCCTTGATTGAAGATCAGAAGCAGTCAGACGTGTACTGGCTCTGCTGGGAAGCAATTAGACGTTCGGGTGAAACAGTCAAACCTTTCGGGGAAGGATTCCTTGAGACACTCAAGTTAGTTGAGGTCTTAGAGTCTGACCCTTTAGGGTAGATCGGAACTCCCTCACCTATACCGCAGCTCGCTTGAGTTATGAGTATGGAGTTCCGTTTCAAACCATCGTAGAACTTCCTACGGCGGCTTTTAAGGCGCACATTCAAGTGCTGCACGACATAGCGAAGGAGCAGAGCGATGCCAGTAGAAGTCGTGGGCGCACTCGGACTTCGTAGGGCTCTCAGTCAATATGCTCCAGACCTTGCAAAGGAATTAACAAAGGAACTAGGCGCAACTCTTAGACCTATTGTTCGTGATGCTCGAGGATTCGTTCCTAGTGAATCACCAATGTCAGGTTGGGCTTCGCGTTCATTCTCAGAAGCTCGCTTTCCAACATACAACGCTTCAATCATTAAATCTGGAATTGTATTTAAGACCAGTCCAAGTCAAGCCAATCGGGCTGGATTCGTCAACACAGTTAGAATCCAGAACAAATCCATGATTGGTGCTATCTATGAGACAGCAGGACGCAAGAATGGACAAGGGCAAGAATGGGTCGGTGCTAAAGGCGGTGGAGCTTCTAAAGGACAGTCTCGCTCAAACAATCCTTATGCTGGCAATCAGTTTATTTCTAACCTTGGCAATCTTTATGGCTCAATGCGTGGCAACGATCATAGAATGATGGGTCGCCTTATCTTTCGCGCTTGGGCTAAAACACAAGGCAAAGCCAATCTTGCAGTTATTAGATCGATTGAAAATACAACCAAGAAGTTCAATGCCAGAACTGAAATCGTTGACTTAAGGAGAGCCGCATGAGTAATGTAGCCATTAACATTGCTGCGGAGTACACAGGCAAGCCAGCGTTCGACAAAGCCAATAAGTCGGTTATGACTCTTGAGCGCAATGTCAAGAAACTAGCTGCTGGTGTAGGAGTAGGTCTTGGACTTAGCGCAATCAGTTTTTATGGCAAGGCAGCAGTTAAAGCCTTTGTAGCCGATGAAGAAGCTGCTACTAAACTTGCTAACGCCGTTAAGAACCTTGGCATGGAATTCGCCAACCCTTATATCGCTGACTATATCTCTAAGCTCGAGGCAACTTCCAAGGTTGCTGACGATCAACTTCGTCCAGCCTTCCAAGCCCTATTGCAGCAGACTGGCAACCTTTCAGCTTCTCAAAGTATCCTCAACACAGCCATCGAGACCAGTCGTGGAAGCGGCGTGGACTTGGCTACTGTGGCAAACGACTTGGCTCAAGCCTACGTCGGCAACACTAAGGGATTAAAAAAGTATTACCTTGGTCTGACTACCGCCCAAATTAAGGCTAAGTCATTTACCGAGATTCAGAAGATTATGAACGACCAGTTCGCTGGTTCTAATACTGCCTATCTCAACACTTATTCAGGACAGGTTGGCGTTCTAAGCCTTGCTTGGCAGAACTTCCAAGAGAAGGTTGGCGGCACTCTTTTAACCCTTGCTTCTTTTGGCGATGGTGAGAACGGCCATAAGTTAAACCTTTTGGCTGCTACCTTGGACAAAATTGGTTCAGCCATTGAACTTATTGGCAAAGGTAAAGAAGCAATCTTTGGTCTCTTTGACATTACTGGTAAAGGTGGATTGCTAAGCAAGTTCAATCCTTTCCCACAGGGCGGCGCAAGTGCCAAACCTAAAGACACCAGTATTGACAAATACAGCGCAATACTCAAACAGATTGAAGAAGACCGCGCCAAGCAAAATGCAATTATTTTGAAGAACCAGAAAACCACTACTGCTGAACTCAAGAAGCAATCCTCACTCAAGAAGTCTGGCTCAGTCTTTGACATGGAGCAAATTCAGCGCATTGCAGCTCTCAAAGGCAAGTTGTCTGAAGAAGATCGCACTCGCGTAGAAGCCCAGTTAGCGTTGCTTAATGATAATGACGTCCTTGCTAAAAAACTGACAGACCAAATCTTAGACGCTCAAGATAAATCTGGTCGCCTGAAAGATTATTTTTACAGCATTGGCGACACCAAGATTAACAATCCTTTCGCTTTCCTCGATAAATGGGTTATAGATTTTCAGGCTAAACTCAATACGCTTAAACTTCCAGAATTCAAGATGCCTGACCTTGGAGCTATAGTAAGTGGATTCACTCCACCATCGAATGCTCCTAGTTGGACAAAGCAACCGGGTGACTCAGCATTCATCGGTCCAGTTCCTTTGGGTAATAGTTCTAATCTTCCAGTCGGCGGTGGCAGCGCATATGCACCAACCTACAACAGCATCACAGTCAACGGCTCAATCTTGACAGACCAGATGCTTACAGACCTTATTCAGAACGGACTGCAAGGAGCGAGCCTCTCAGGATCACCTAGCCAGATTGGTCGCATTCAAGGAATGTTCAACGGCTAATGGCATTACCAGCAACCATATCGGTAATCTTTGACTATTCCTCTGGAGCTTCATTCGGCATTCAGGGATTCGTTATTGGAGACCCTAAGTATGGAGTTCTAGGAACTAGCACTCTTGGTAATTCCAGCATTGCTAATCCTACGATTGACCTATCAGACAACACTTATCAAATATCCATTACTCGAGGACGCAACTTACAGCGTGACACCTACGAGGCTGGAACAGCCGTTATACGCGTTCTAGACCCACTTTCCTACTTCAACCCACAGAACACTTCATCGCCTTATTACGGCTACATTGCACCACTTCGCAAGATTCGTATTGCAGCTACGACCAGCACTACCCAGAAGTATTTATTCTCTGGATATATCACAAACTACATCTACACCTATCCAGTCAACCAAGAGACTGGTTATGTTGATATATCAGTTCAAGATGGCTTCAGACTTTTACAGATGGCTAATATCACCAGCGTTACTGGTGCAGTTGCAGGGCAGACAACCTCTGCTCGAATCTCATCGATCCTTGACCAAGTCTCTTTTCCAAGCGACATGAGAACTATCTCGACAGGACTCAACACTTGCATTGCAGATACAGGAGCAGAGCGCACAAGCCTTGCAGCCATCAAGAACGCTGAGTTCTCTGAAACAGGTGCGTTCTATTTCAATGGCTCAGGCACAGCAGTATTCGAGAGCCGCACAGACGTTATGAACTCTCTTGCAGTTGCTCCCATAGCCTTCAACCAGACTGGTGGGATTCCTTACAAGAACCTCAAGTTCGCTTTCGACGACAAGCTCATCATTAACCAAGCCAACTTCTCTCGAGTTGGTGGCACTACTCAAGTGGTTAGCAACCAAGACTCGATTGACAAATACTTCCCACACAGCATTACGCAGACTGACCTCGTTGCTGAGACAGATACAATCGTCAGCAATATCGCCAAGGAATACGTTGCCACTCGCAAAGAGACGACTATTCGTATTGACGCCATGACAGTTGATCTACAAGACTCTAACGTGCCAACCAACACAATGCTTGGCTTGGATTACTTTGACAATCTGCTCATCACCAACGTCCAGCCCGACGGCTCGACTATTGTCAAGAACCTTCAGATGCAGGGCATTCAATGGGATATTACCCCTAACAAGATGATCGCAACTATTACAACTCTCGAACCTATAGCCGATGGTTTCGTGGTTGGAAGCTCGTATTACGGTATAATCGGCACTAATACATTGGGATA